GAATATGGGCTTAAGGTTGCTAGAGCTATTCAAAACGAATGGTTTTCTAGCAATTCAGGGACGGCCCGCTTTAGAAGCAACCAAAATACATTCCACAATCTGCGGCTATATGCTAGAGGAGAGCAGAGCATACAAAAATATAAAGACGAGTTATCTACTAATGGAGACTTGTCTTATTTGAATTTGGACTGGAAGCCTGTACCTATTTTATCTAAGTTTGTAGATATTGTGGTTAACGGCATTGCAGATCGCTCTTTTGACATTAAAGCATATTCTCAAGACCCATATGGCGTAAATAAAAGATATGCTTATCTAGAGTCAATAATAAGAGACTTGCAGACAAAAGAAATTAGCGATTTTGCGCGGGAGAATTTTGGTATTAATCTTTACGAAAATGATCCAGCTTCTTTGCCTGAGTCAAAAGAAGAGCTTGAATTGCACATGCAGCTTTCTTACAAACAAGGTGTTGAGATGGCTGAAGAGATAGCTATTAACACTTTGCTTGATGGCAATAATTATGATTTAACAAAACGCCGTTTATATTACGACCTTACTACACTTGGTATTGCGTCGGTAAAAAACAGATTTTCAGAATCAGAGGGAGTTGTAGTTGAATATGTTGATCCTGCTAATTTGGTTTATTCATATACAGAGTCACCGTACTTTGATGATATTTACTATGTAGGGGAGGTAAAGTACGTTCCTGTTAATGAGTTAAAGAAGCAATTCCCGAGCTTAACAGATGATGAGCTAGAAAAAATACAAGGACAGAGCAGCAGAAACTTTAGAAAGAACTACGATTTAGATTCAATCGGAGCTGATCAAAGAGACAATAATACCGTTCAGGTTTTATATTTTAATTATAAAACATACATGAATGAGGTATATAAAGTTAAAGAAACAGCAACAGGCGCAGACAAGGTTATTATTAGGGACGACCAATTTAATCCTCCTGCTGATTCTACAGAATTTAGCAAAATAAGCCGCTCTTTAGAAGTATTGTACGAAGGAGTGCATATCGTTGGTACAGATATACTTCTTAAATGGGAGATGGCTAAAAATATGATGCGCCCTAAAAGTGACTATGCTAAAGTTAAAATGAACTACAGTATTGTTGCCCCAAGAATGTATAAAGGCCGCATTGAATCTATTGTAAGCCGATGCACCGGCTTTGCAGATATGGTCCAGATTACACACCTAAAACTACAGCAAGTCCTAAGTAAAATGATGCCTGATGGTGTTTACATGGACGCCGATGGTCTTGCTGAGATTGATTTAGGCAATGGCACAAACTATAATCCGCAAGAAGCGCTTAATATGTTCTTCCAAACGGGTTCTGTTATTGGGCGTTCGTTTACTAGCGAAGGCGACATGAACCCTGGAAAAGTGCCAATCCAACCATTGCAAACTGGAGCGGGCGGTCAAAAACTACAAACGCTTATTCAAACATATAATTATTACTTGCAAATGATTCGTGATGTCACGGGTCTAAATGAAGCTCGTGATGGTTCTATGCTTGACTCAAGAACTTTGGTAGGTGTTCAAAAGCTTGCGGCCGCAAATTCAAATACAGCCACACGTCATATTCTTGACGCAGGGCTGTTTTTAACAGCGGAAACTGCAGAATGTTTATCTTTGCGTATTTCTGATATTATTGAATACCACCCCGCGGCAGAGGCGTTTATACAAAAAATAGGTGGGCATAATGTTGGCATTTTAAATGAGCTAACTGAATTGCATTTGCATGACTTTGGTATTTCATTAACATTAACGCCAGACGAAGAAGAAAAGCAGTTATTAGAAAACAATATTCAAACAGCCCTTTCTGCTGGATTAATTGATTTAGCTGACGCTATTGATATACGGGAAGTTAAAAATCTTAAGCAAGCTAATCAGCTTCTTAAACTTCGTCGCCGTAAAAAACAAGAGCGCGATCAAGCGATGCAGCAACAAAATATGCAGGCTCAGGCACAGGCAAATGCTCAAGCTCAGCAGGTTGCAGCGCAGGTTGAAATGCAAAAAGAGCAGGTGGCACTACAAACAAAATCGCAGCTAGAACAATTAAAAGGGCAGATTGAGCAGCAGAGAATGCAAGTTGAGGTTGCGGCTAAGAAAGAATTAATGGCACTTGAGTTCGAATACAATATGAAACTTAAGGGCATAGAGGTAGACGGGCAAAAGGCTAAAGAATCTGCAAAAGAAGATCGCAAAGACGAAAGAACAAAAATGCAGGCTTCACAGCAAAGCCAATTAATTGAGCAGCGTCAGAAGCAAACGGGCCCAAAATCCTTTGAATCAGGTGGGAACGATATTATGGGCGGTGGTTTCGGTTTAGGAACCTTTGAACCC